ATTATGAGTTTTTGGACTTCAGGAACAGGAATAGTGCCATCTGGAAAACCAGGGGACAGCTTTTTGACAAGCTTTGACGTTATTCCGGATGGCACGATATCAGATGCAAGTATTAAGAGTTTCTTACTAGTTGATTCGAATACGCCTTTTGGCAATAAAAAGTATTATGAAATTAAATGGAAGCTAACAAGCGGGCCATTTAAGAATCGAGAAGTATCTCAGAAAATAAAATGTTTCGATGGTAGCCCTTTGGCGATTGATCGCAATCTGTCAATGTTGAAACTTGTGATGGGATTGTTTGAATTCAAGCCTCTTCATGCCAGCGCGCCAACAGACGCTGACTTAGCACCTATGCAAGGCCGGGTCGCTACGATCAAAATTGCTGAGTGGGAACTGACTACGCAAGACGGTAAAAATCTGACTGGCAATCACGTGACTGAAGTTCACGCTTCGGGTTCTGTTGCGAATGAAGTTGGGATTAAGAAAGTAACGCTGGTTGCAACTGGTGTACCGATGTCGGCTTTGCAACGTAACGCTAACAAAGTAATGGATTTAGATGACGTACCATTTTAAGTTTTATTTTTGCATATGCCAGCGATACGCTGGCCTTTAAATAGCAGCCCTCTATCGTGCGAATGGGCAACTAATTATTGAAAATTAAGGATTAATTATGGCTAGTATAAGTACTGACGATAGGGATATTCATTTAAGAGCGGTAATAAAATCAAATTTGGTTTGTGGCGATATTCTTTATATTGACAAAATGGCTGATGACATTTTAGCTGACATTATTGATGTTTTGTCTAATTTTTCATTACTTCAAAAATTGGACGCTGCTTCATGAGTCGCGTAACTCTTTCGGGCTACGTCGGAATCATGAGTAGCAACGGGCGATTTGAGGCGTATTACAATCGAAGCAAGCGCCGCGTTTACGTTGGCACGTATGACACGGTAAAGGAAGCGCTTCTTAATCAGTGTATTGCTATGGGCATGACTCAAGACAGTATTGATGCCAAGATGGTCGATGTGTTTGGAGCAATGAGTAGGCGCGAGATATTAGCGTTGTTTGACTCGGTTACGAATGCAATTCATGCGTATTTGATTATCACTAGTTGGACGACCAAAATGAAGAAAAACAATGACAGATGAATTGAAATATATAGCTTACATCCCCGCCCTGAACGGCGAGGTTTTACGCTATGACGATAAAGGTAAGCACAAAAGGATTAAACGCTAAATAGCATACGTACATTTATTGCCATTAAATTAATAGTTTATAACTAAATTAAATGATAAGATTACTCTTTGTGTCATTTAAGGATAAATCATGGGTGGGCTAGTAGTTATGGAAGGAAGTAATATTTATACAACGACTTGGATTATTTCCGAGAATTTAGGATTGCAGCATAAAAGCGTCCTTAAATTACTAGAAGAGCACTCAAACATTACTGAACTAGAGCGATTTGAAATCGCTGAAGTTAAGACAAAAGGACGGCCGATTAAGATTGCTTGTTTGAATGAATTGCAGGCTATAATTTTAGTTAGTTTAATGAAGAACTCAAAAGAGGTCATTGATTTTAAGGTAAAGCTAGCCCGTGAATTCTTAAAAAACAGAATGCTACTGCAACAAATAGCTACGCAACGCCAAAACCTAGAGTATCAGGTTGAGCGTGAGCAAGGAAAAATACAAAGAAAAAAATGCACGGATATAATTAAAGACTTTGTTGATTATGCTGTACGTCAAGGAAGCTCTAATGCCTCGCGGTATTACTCCAATATTTCAAAGATGGAAATTAACGGTTTATTTTTGATTGAACAGAAATTTAAAAACATGCGTGAGGTTTTGAATTCAGATCAGCTTCATATTCTTGAAATGGCTGACCGGGCCGTTCAAAATGCAATAATCGAGGGAATGGAAATTAATTTACCGTATAAAGATATTTATAAAAATGCAAAAGCAAAGATTGAGGCTATCAGTAAAATATTCCCACCCTCACCCATTGGACTATTGCTAGCCCATGATAAATCTTAGACCCTATCAATCACAGGCGATACAGGAAGCCATGGACGCATTAAGGCTGGACGACAAACCCGTCCTGCTAGAATGTTCAGTAGGTGGAGGAAAAAGCCTGTTATGCGGGTCTATAGCCCGCAAACTGGAATCAGTTGGCAAGCGTGTGTTGTGCTTGGTCTCTAGCTCGGAACTTGTCCGAAGCAACTCAGAAGCATTTAAATTACTTGGCGGAAACCCGTCAGTTTTCTGCGCGTCATTAGATGATAAAAGTTGCGACCAACTCGTGATATTCGCGACTCCACAATCATTGATTTCCGCAATCAAAGCAAAGCACCCAATAGCCGATATCATTTTTAGCTTAATAATAGTTGATGAATCGCATCAAATAAACCCGAATAATGACCACTCTACATACATGCGAATCCTGAGGCATTACAAGCAAGAATACAAAGCCATGAGAGTATTGGGCATGACTGGCACGGCATTTAGAGGGTCAACGTCAATCGTGGGCACTCACGCGTTCTTTAAAACGCAAGTTGGTAACATCTCAACGCAATATTTGATTGAACAAAACTTTCTGGTGCCACCCGTATTCGGTTACACAAAAACGGAAGGATTTGACTTTAGTAAATGCAAAGCTCAAAACACAGGCGAATTTAAGGGCAAAGACCTGCAAGCCGTTATTGATAGCAAGAAGCGCCTAACATACGACATACTGCAAGAAGTGCAAGAAGTTATGGCTGATCGGGATGTTTGTATAATTTTTTGCAGCACCCGCGCACACTGTTTTGAAGCCTTGGCGGCACTTCCTGAGAATCAATGTCGAATCATACTAGGCGACACCCCAAGCGATGAGCGCAACGAATCCTTAAATCTTGCCCGTGCCAGCAAAATAAAATACCTTATCAGCGTAAATTGTTTACTTGTTGGCATTAATGTGACCAACTTAGATGGGCTTGTTTGGTTACGCCCGACGTCCAGCTTGCTCCTGTACATCCAAGGCATAGGGCGAGGCCTGCGTTTACATGCTGGAAAAAAAGACTGTTTGGTGCTCGACTACTCAGGAAATATTGATCGCTTCCAAGATTTTGATAATCCCATCATCAACGAAGCCATACAACCAAAACCAGAAGAAGAACAAGACTATGTAATCAAGTGTTACACCTGCAATACCTTTAATTCGATACATGCCAGACGTTGTAGAGGAATGCCAGACGACAAACGTTGTGATTATTATTTTGAATTTAAAGCGTGCCCATCTTGCTCTGTACAGAATGATATCGTAGCGAGGCAATGTAGGTCGTGTGAAGCCGAGCTAATCGATCCCAATGCAAAGCTAACACTAAATACCGAACGGTTCACAGTTGACGTCCTGCGCGCCGAATACTGGATAAATGTACCAGGCTATGGGAATCAAGTGTTAAACGCACGATACATAACTAACGATAAACCAGTATTTGAATCGTACGTAATAACTCAACGTTCGAAAAATATATTTTATGCAAAATTCATCAAGCACCATACCGAAAAACCCAGCGACTGGTACCCGCACATAATGAATAAAGAAAAAATGAAAGAGATGATACATCAAAACCCACTAAAAACACCTAACCAGCTTATCGTTCAGCCCGATGAATATGGCCGCTTGAAACTGATTAGTAAAATATTCTATAGCGAGTAGAACTCACATCAGCCCGACTAATGACTTTTTTTTTAAAAAACTTATAGTATAATAAAATAAATACTATAAAAAATCTTTATTTATAGTATAATGCCTTTTTTATTTTACAAATTAAGGGGTCCTTCATATGACGGAAGAAAAGAAGAGGAAAGGCACCCAGTTATTATCGCCTGAAGAACGGAAGATAATATCAGCAAAAGCGATTAAGGCTCGTTGGGATAACCCTGTTCTGAAGGTTACGCACGGGCAAGAAGACCACCCTTTAATAATTGGTGACATACAAATACCGTGCTTTGTTCTTGAGGACGGTAGACGCGTACTTGTTCAACGTGGGATATCAGCCGCAATCGGCCTTCATCGGTCTGCAAGTAACTCGCTTAGTGTATTTTGTCAAAATAAAGGGATCGAAAGTTTCATTGGTGAAAATATTGTAACCGCTTTAAATAAACCGATAAAATTCAAAACGCCATTGGGTGCTATAGCAAACGGTTACGAAGCCACAATTTTAGTTGATATATGTGAATCTGTTTTGCGAGCAAGGGATTCTGAAAAGTTAGTTAAAGCGCAAGAAAATATCGCTATGCAATGTGAAATATTAATCAGGGGTCTTGCCCGAGTGGGGATCATCGCACTGGTTGACGAAGCCACAGGGTATCAGGACGAACGCAAGAAGGATGGATTATCTTTAATACTTGAAGCGTTTATTGCCAAAGAGTTGCAACCGTGGGTAAAAACGTTTCCGCTTGATTTTTATAAGCAGTTATTCAGGTTGCGCGGGCTAGAATTTAACAAAGATAATATTAGAAGGCCTCAATATTTTGGCATGATAACCAATAATATTATTTATAAGCGATTAGCACCAGGGGTTCTTGATGAATTAAAGAAAATGACACCGCGAACAAAGTCTGGGAATAAATCAGTAAAATATTTTCAGAATTTAACTTTGGATACAGGCTATCGAAAATTATTAGATCATCTTAGTTCAGTGGTAACGATCATGAAATTAAGCGCCACGTATGAAGAATTTATAAATACAATGGATTTTATACACCCGCTTTTACTAGAAGATGATAAAAGTTCTTCTGAGCAAGAACAAGGAATTTAAGTCAATCAGCATTTCGGGTGTATGCCTGCAATACCATCAAATGTTATAAAACGCGCGTATCATTAACTCAGCTTCATCAAAACTGTACGCCGTATGGCACTGATAGCCTTCGTTCGTCATTAGTTGCATAAATGAAACTTGATGCTCGGATAGCCTGCCTTTAGCTGACTTTAATTCCAACCACAACCCACTAAAAGTACCGTTGCCGCGCGGAAAAAAACAGTCACTTACACCTGCTTTTGAACCCTTGCGTTTTAACATCGCACCATAAACAGGTGAACACACTCTTTCGCCCGCAAAGTGAAAAAAAGGCAATTTATAATGTTTAGCAAATTCATGCACGTTTATCTGGATGACGTCTTCTGCATTCATCTATACGCACCATGCAGTAACCGATGCCATTCTAGTATTTTCCCGTTTCAATCCTTTTTCGTATATCAGATACACGATTCTTACCGACTTGTGTCGCCCAAAGGCTGTTTTGAAGCTCCGCTGAAGCTGTAACGTAATCTTTCTTAATTAATGCGGCAATCGTGCGACTGAACTTGCGTAAGTTAGCTGTGCCCATGTTAAATGCCAGCTCAACGAGTGCGTCTTTTCTTACCTCGTCTTGCATCGTGAACCAATTGTGAACTGATAATTGGTGTCTAAAGTCTGCTATGTCGTTTCGTAATAGGTATAAGCACTCATCAGTGGTTAATCCTTTACCAATACCGGTTTCAAGACATCGTCCTATACCTACTGTGATGTAGCCTTTAGTGTCTTTGTAGGCGAACCGTCTAACGCCTTCGTGTGCCATTAATCGGTTTTCTAGTAAGTTCATTCCATTTCTCCATCATCGATAATGTCAGCGGAATCGTAAACAACTTGCATGGTTCCCATCATTTTCTCAGGGTGACGTATTTGATAGTCCGCATAAATAGCGGCTAGAGCACAAACAAATAACGTGGTAAACAAAATAACTTTCATAACTTTCATAACTTCCCAGTCATTAAGAGCAACCCCGTAGTGGTCGGGGTTGCAATGTGCACTGTTAAGCGGAAAGGAGTAAACCGCTTAAACTAAATGCTATCACTCTTCGATGATTGCATCCACAACAACATCGCTTTTGGGTTCTTCAGCCAGTTTAATTAATTCTTCGGCTTCAGCTCTACGACCTAGTAGGCCGTTGTGGTTTGCAATTGATTGCTGAATAGCTTCGTCAATAACTTTTAGACGTTCTTTTAATTGTTCTAACATGTTGTATCCCCATGATAAAGTTGTGCGCGCTCGAGACGCGCACTTTATTGTATCTGATTAAACGGCTGGTGTATTTAAACTCGCGCAATCGCTGCGGCAATTTTATATGGTTGCTGGTAATTGCACTTTTTCGAATGACATTGTATTTTCTCCTTGTTAGTATTTAATGCATTTTAGAACCACGGCCGAAGGCTGGATTATGTTCATGTCAGCGCCTGTACCTTGTGATGCTACTGTTATGCCTGTTGTTGGAGGATTTATATTGTACGCCCCAGATGATCCTGATGTGCATGTTTCCTTAAAAGTCCCTGGGAACGTTGAGCCTGGATGATCATGCGCGGCAAGTTGCGCTATCGTTTGATTGATGAATTCCGTACCGCCTAACGACCCAACAGAATTTGAAATAGTTCCGGAAGACGAGCCGCCTGAACCAATAGTAGCCCTGCGTTGCAATGCAGGAATACCAAAGGTAGTAGAACCATCACCTGCGCCCCATGTCGTGCCAATTACCGCGAATAAGTCGGCGTAAGTTACCCTACTTACCGGAGCGGTTGAGCCGTCACATGCGAAATATCCGGTTGGTGCTGATGCTGCGCCGAAATCAATGATCGTACCAACTGGAATAGAAGAGCCGGAAACAGGAACCGCAAAAGTATTATCACCTCTTAAAAATGTAGTTGAATCCTTTGTGCCTGTCGCGGTTAATCCTGTTGTAGCTACTAATCCCGTGCAATTCGTTAAAACGCCCGATGTTGGCGTACCTAATATGGGCGTGACTAGAGTTGGTGACGTAGATAAAACATTAGCCCCAGAACCTGTTGAAGTTGTAACGCCTGTTCCACCGCTTAAAACTGGAAGTGCTGCGGTAAATGATGCAGATGCCGCTGATAATGCGCCTGTAAACGAACCAACCGCTGCAGACAGTGTACTTACAATTGACAAACCACTTGATGACCATGTGCCTCTAGTTGCGCCTTGGATTCCGATTAACAAAGATTCCGTTGCTAAGCTATAAGACAAGTACCCTCTAAAGGCTGAATTTGAAGAAGCAAAAAATAGTTCCGAAGCTCCCGCCCCGCCAGTGACTACGGATGATTTGATGGACAAGCTAGCGCTGGGCTGGCTCGTACCCACTGTGGCATTTCCTGTTAACGATAAACTTGTACCAGTAGCCACTCCTAATACAGGCGTAACCAGAGTTGGTGATGTAGCCAGTACAACAGACCCCGAACCCGTCACCGCATTACCCAGCACTGAAATAGTGCCACTTGCATCCGGTAGTGTCCAAGTTCG